ATGACCGTTTAGAAGACGATGACCGCGTTCCAGACGATGACCGTTTAGAAGACGATGACTTTGGTGTGAGCGGGCTTAGTTTGAGGAGGCCTGTCGTTGGAGAAACCTTTCTCGCGCTCATTGGTGATTTGGACGCCGTTATGTCAACCCGTGTGGGAACTCCACACTTGAAATTCTCGGAGCTATGGAACGAGTTTTTGAACAGAGAGCAATCGATAGACATTGCTTTGAGCAGTCGTTCCGTCTGCGCGACTTCCTTGTTCAGCCTCACCGCGTCGGCGAACACGAACGTGTTTACGCCCTCCGGAAGTCTGGAGTCTTTAGGTGCACCGTTCGTCATAGAAAAGTCTGCCTGGGTGTTAAGACGGCGAATTTCCTTGTCTATTTTTTCGATATCCGGCAGCTGCTTCTTCGTAATCCCGTCCCTGGCAAACGTCCTCGGGGCGGTAGAGAAGTACCTGAATACCGTGACGTTCTTGGACGAAGACTTTGCATGGCCGCACAAACGCAGTGCGCGGCCGATACCTTGAACGTCCGCGGCTGCGTCGTGGAGTGGGTCGAGGAGGTGAACACCAGTCAGTCCGTTTATAGAAAGTCCCTGGTAGTAAGTTTCTGTCGCGAGTATAATTTTTATGTAGTCGCCATTGATGTTATCTTTCCTTTCCATAACGTTCTTCATGGCGTTGAGGTCTTGTTCGGTGACTTTTACGATTTTCTTGTTGAACGTGTAGCTTCCGCTCTTGTAGAACATGAAACGCTTGCCGGGGGATGTCACGGCTCCCATGTTTCTTGGGGTCACCGGGGAGTAGCCGATGCTCATCAGCGCCGTCATGAGTGCGTAAATCGTAGACTTGTTCACGGCGTATACGTACTGCTTGCCCTTCATGGTTAGCATGTTGTTTATGCAGTCCCGGACCTTGGGGGACAGAATAATGGGCTTCCCGTCAAACATTATGGCAGCGGGGATGCCACCAGTCAGCGACCTGCTCATGAGGTTCTGGATTTCCTGTGGCGAGTAAATACCGGTCATCGAGGACTTGGTCGTGAGGGCGTCTCCCGCACCTATCGCGAGACCCATATACCCAGGGGCCTTTGGCTGGTGTAGACTTTCGGAAAACGATATCTTCTTCTTGCCCTTCACGTTGTCAACTTCCTTGCCGGGGACAGTGACCGTCCTGCCGGCGGAGACTATTCTCAAGTAGGCCGCGTAATACTTGGGGTCCATCTGGGCGAACACGTTTTTCACGGTCTTTACTCCGTACACCGAGGTATCGTTTCGGAGCTCCACGTACGAAATGAATCCCTTGAGCCACTCGGGGTGTGTGTTGAGGTCCTGTGGGCGTATTCTCGGAATATTCAGGGGTCTGACAAAGTTCACGACGTCCAGGATGTCCTTTACGGTGCCACCGGGGGTTCCAGTGAGTGCGAACACATACATGCGCTTGGCGTACTTTTGCTTCACTAGCTCTGACCTCAACCACTTCACGGAAGCTATGTAGTCCGGTCCAGCGCCTCCGGGCTTGAACATGGACTGGACCTCGTCCATGATGAGCACGGAACCGTCCGCCTTCAGCGTAGCCTCTTGCGTACCGTTTAGCTTTGACGTGGCATATTTTCCTAGCAGTAGTGCATCTCCTTCAGCGTTTTTGCGACCGAGGACGCCAGAACCCTTGAAACCAAGGTAGCTCGCAAACGTCACGAACGAGTACGTCTTGATGCGATTGCTCATTGGTTTGATGTTTGCAGGAACGCTGCACCACATCTTGAGAGCGTCTCCAGCGGTCATGTTTTTCCCGTCGTAGGTCACCGTTCTGTTATAAGGAGGTCGTGTGAAGTCAGGAAGGGGCCTGTCCTTGAATACCATCTTCACCTGGTCGGGGAAGAATTTGAACAGGTTTTCCGTGTACACACTTGGGTTGTTGTCCCTCATGTTGTTCGGTGTCGTGGTGAGGATTATGTTTCGCTTTGTGTTCCAAAATGATAGGGCAATGCCAAGGCATGAAACAGTGTTGTGCGTCACCGTAAAATCTCCGAGCAAGTACCGATGATCTTTATCTAAAACAGGCCCTACATACTCTCCAACGCCTAGTTTCTTGACCGAGAACCCGGTCCTTCTCGCGTCCTTTACCTGCTCCCTGGGCCTTGCACACTTCCGTTCCAGGGCTGTTGGTATTTTTTCTAGACCTTCGCCGCTTATGCTCACTTTGTAATATGTCCCGCACTTCTTTTCTCCTTTGTACATACACGACTTGGTGACTGCTTTAAGGTAAGCGGCAAATCCGAGAGAACGCGCTACAAATGCAATATCTTGGGAGAGACGTTTATTTTTTTGTGTTATCTCAAAGCAGTTTGCTCCCAGATAACCATCGGTGTCTAGAAGACCTGCCAGCACTTGCAAACGAGTTTGTATTGTTCCCGTTTTTATGTCTTGCGGTATATGTTTGTTTTTCAGCAAGTCGTATGCTTTTAGAGCGTTAAGAAAAACATTGGATCCTGTCTTACCCTTATTGGTATTATCATCTGGTCTTGTTATGTAATACCCATCGCATTTTGTCTTGTTCTTCAAATCTATTTTACGAGGCACCAGACCATACTTTCCCACTCTACGGGCTATTTCAGTAACAAGTGTGGTCTCCTTTTTATCTATTGTTATTGCAGCACTATAAGAAGCCCCATCGCCCAACCATACCCCTATGACATATGGGTCAAAAAGCGGGTCTTTTTTACGAGGAAATTCTATAGGTCCAGACCTGAACAGCTTCAAGGCATTTTTTACGTGCTTAGGAAGTGTAAGATACTCGTTTAGGGGGATATCAACTATGTGATTTGGTTTTAGTCTAGACACTATGGCTTCCGCTTCTTTCAAAGTTTTCACGGTAGGGTATTTGAATACTCCGCGACCATCCGTCGTATACTCGTGGTATTTCACCAAATACGTATTATATCTAGTTTTTTGAATCCTCCCTTGGTCATTATAAACAAGACTCATCACATGAGTCTCGTTACATTTCCACGGGTCTCCTTTGATTGGGACTATCTCGTACATAGTTTCTCTCCCACGTCCTACGTCAAGAACGCGCCTTGGTGTAGAATCAAGGCCCATAAGTTCCATACCCCGACGCATATCTTTCGCTTTGATAATGTCACCAGAGTATGTTAACACGTCGGTTTCGGGATGAAGACATTTTCCAGACCCTACGGAATGATAGCACAGCATTCCGCGGATGCCGTCTATTTCTTTCGGCGACCTCGATGCGAGGATCCTCGCAAACTCTTTCACGGCGATCTGGTGGGCCTGTAGTTTCGGTCGGCTGAAATCGCAATACTCGTTCGCGCCTGCGGTGCCCTTCAATCTCGATTTCTCGGCGAGGATGGGTTTCAGGCGCTCCTCCATACCCTTTATGTAGCAGCTATTGGGGGCTCTCGGGTCGAAGTGTTCCCCTACGCACAAAGGAGGGACAGGCGGTTTATACATGGCGATCGCGCGCTGGGCATCGGGAGAGCGCTCTCTCATAAAACGGGGGTCGGTCACGTAGCGTCCCGTGACATTGGTGGGGGAATAGCGAGATACATACTGACCGCTCGTCTTTGAGGGCACCTTGTAACTCAGCGTCGACACTCCCGTCTTTGAATCAACCACGGTACCAGGTACCCTCACGGAAGAGGCGGACATCTGCTTGAGGGATGCCTTTTCTCCGTCAATGTAAAGCTCTATGCGCTTTCCAAGGGGGAGCGTGCCTTTCACGACCACGGTCTTTATCACAGTCTTGGGTATCTCCACCGTCCCGGGTTTGACTATCCTTCCTTTGACGGGGTAAATAGTTTGTTCCTCGACGGGTTGGCCTGAAATAGGGTCGAGATACACAGTGATGGTCTCGCCAACCTTTCTGTCCGATTTTGTCGCATACTGCTCGACGTCGTCCGCGATGAAATCTGAATTCAGTAGCGCGAACAGCGGAATTCCGCCATTGGCACTCATGGGCGTCGCGCCTTTCAGTCGAGCACTGAAAGAACCACTAGGCCTCTTGAAGGCGACCGTCGCCTTATCGGAAGACGCACTGAGTATCTTTCCCTCTGTAGACACCTTAGATAGAGAAGCGCCAGCGTATTTCCATGGACGCACGCCAACTATCTTCTTCCCGCGCTCGTCAAAGTACACGCGGACGATCTCCCCCTGGGCGTAGCGGTGGTCGCTCTGCTGAGGAATGACCTCTTTTTCTATCTCAGAGCCACGGGGCGTCTGGTGCGCAGGCGACTTCCTAAACTTTCTGCGAGGGGGGAGCGGCAACAGACCCCCCTTCTTTTTAGAGTATATAGGAGACTTAGTTCGCTTTGACGACATTTATATATGTCAATATTTTATTACAAAAATGTGTAAAAAAAAGAAAATTTTAATAACCACGAGAATAAATGGCCGCCCAGAAAAAGTTGATAGTCGAGGAATCCCCTGGCCCCCTGAGCAACAGGTTCAAGCAAATCAAAGCAAAGCTTGGTTGGGACGCTAAGGAAGACCTCGTGCTAGAAGATGTCCCAGAAACGTCCGTTGAAACAGATTCGTTAGAGGTAGAAAGACCGCCAGAGGAAATTAACGATGATGCCAAGAGCCCAGAAAACGACGAGATTCTTGAGGACGTTGCAGAAACCCCCGAAGACGCTGAGAGCCCCGAAGACGCTGAGAGCCCCGAAGACGCCGAAAAAACCGAAGACGCCGAAAAAACCGAAGACGCTGAGAGCCCCGAAGGCGCCGAAAAAACCGAAGGCGCCGAAAAAACCGAAGACGCCGAAAAAACCGAAGACGCTGAGAGCCCCGAAGACGCTGAGAGCCCCGAAGACGCTGAGAGCCCCGAAGACGCCGAGGGCCCCGAAGACGCTGAGAGCCCCGAAGACGCTGAGAGCCCCGAAGACGCCGAGAGCCCCGAAGACGCTGATAGTTTCGACGTAGTCCAAACTTCTCCGGAGGAGGTTTCGTTCTTTGAGGATGTCGAGCCCGTTGTCACAGAGTTTTCCGGCTTGACGAAAGAAAATGGCATGTACGTCGTGAAATTTAACCCCATATACATCCAGACCCCCGTGGTTATTCTAGAAGAGTTCCAGCGGAGGTCTGCGTTTCTGCGACTTCCTCAGAAATTCTGTGACTTCGTAGAGTCCGTGGAAAAGAGCGTTGGCGTTGCCGCTAAGGAGAACAGGGAGAAATGGTTCAAGGCGCCTCTGGATGACGATGATATCGCACAGGGCCTGAAGACCTTTTTGACCAAAAACTCCTTGAAAGTGAAAGTTGACGAGGATTTTGCTCTGTTTGACGAGACAGAGACGTGCATAGACGACATAAAAACGCCTGTGAAAGTGCGTTGCATCCTCAAAACGTCTGAAATTTCCTTTGGGAAGTCGGAGTTTGGGACGATTTTTACCCTGAAACAGGCACAAATCGTTAAAACTCCCAAGTGTAAGATTTCAAAGCCAAAGAAGGCGTCTGAAATTTCTTACTTTGAATAAACTTGTCAAAAAAAAAATAATATTTATATAACATAAAAGGAAAGACGATGATGGACAATATGATTGTGAAGATTCTGATTGCACTCGTGGTTGTTTTCATCCTGTTCAAGCTATGGGAGAACTTTTCCAAGGGCAAGGTGACGATTCCTAACCCCTACAAGAAAGCCGAGGGCTTCATGAACTCCGCCGAGGGTGCCGAATACGACATGGAAGATGACATCTACTACCCTGAAACCGACATGGAGGACGACGACATCGTAAACCTCGAGGGATCTGACATGATCGACGGAGAGGATGCCTACGATGACACGGAAGATGCCGAAGACGATGACATCTACGTCCAGGAGGGTGATGACATGGCAGATGCCGAGGACGACAGCATGGACGCCGAGACTTCCGGAACCAAAGTGCCCAAGGTGATGCAGCCAATGATGCCCATGCTCACCCCCGCGTCCCAGCTGCTGCCCAAGCCCAGTCCCGATGCCGCCGACTTTGACATGTGGGCGCCCAAGAACCTGCAGGCTCAGAACTTCCTGACCGCCACCCAGTGGATCGGTGTCAACACTCAGGGTTCTTCCCTGAAGAACGCCAACTACGACCTGCGCGCCGACCCCATCATCCCCAAGCAGGACATAGGTCCGTTCTACGCATCAACGATCGATCCGAACATATACGCTAAACCTCTGTTTGGTTAATAAGTCGCCAGGTAGCGGGTAAGTTCTTACTTTCGACTTTCACAAAAACGTCGATATACTTTTATATCGACGTTTTCGTCATCTTTCGCAATACCTTCTGGTTTACTTAGAAGAGGTTTTCCAACGCGTTCACCAACCATAATCTCAGGATATCCTGTGGTTTTAGCGAACAGCGGGTTTAGCAGCGGGCTTCTTCGCCGACACGGACACGAAAGAATGAGTTGGTGCGGGTTTCACGGTCACGTATACGATTTGTCCTTGCTTGAAGCCATGATTTGACTTGTCGATGGTCTTCGTCTGAACCCTCGCCCCCGCTGTGTAGGTGATGGTAACTTTATCCTTGTTGATGACCGTGAGGACCTTTCCAATCTTTATTTCATTGGGTTTAGGCGTAGGAGCTGGCGTAGGAGCGGGCTTCTTCGCCGACACGGACACGAAAGAATGAGTTGGTGCGGGTTTCGCGGTCACGTATACGATTTGTCCTTGCTTGAAGCCATGATTTGACTTGTCGATGGTCTTCGTCTGAACCCTCGCCCCCGCTGTGTAAGTGATGGTAACTTTATCCTTGTTGACGACCGCGAGGACCTTTCCAATCTTTATTTCATTGGGTTTAGGTGTAGGAGCAGGCTTAGGAGCAGGCTTAGGAGCAGGCTTGGGAGCAGGCTTAGGAACAGGCTTAGGAACAGGCTTAGGAGCAGGCTTGGGAGCAGGCTTAGGAACAGGCTTAGGAGCAGGCTTAGGAGTGGGTTTGGGAACGGGCGTAGGAGCGGGCTTAGGACATCCTTTTTGGGCTGGAGACCCTCTGCATGCATTTGCGCAATAACCATTAGTCAAGTCCACACTCCCGTCGGGGTTTATGCATGATGCGTATTCTGGCAATACCGTACCATCAAATTTATAGTCTCCCGGGTACATGCTGCACCATCTCGTGACATCTTCTCCGGGAGTATCTAAAGCAGTTTGACACATCTTCATCCTATATTTTTGATCAGGGTTTCTACCAACAATTGAGTCGCACAGCGTCGTGTTAACAGAGTAATTATTGGGGGTGCATTTTAGATTAAACATGTGAGAGTCAGGCAGTGTTTTATTGCATCCCGGTTGGTCAGGGGCGCCTTTGCATGCGTTTGCACATTTTTCCTGAGTCAAGTCAACCATTCCGTCGTCTTGCACGCAAGATGCGTATTCTGGAAACATAACGTTGATCTCCGGCCATTCCCCCGCATACATTCTGCACCAACGCAATGGGTTTCCTTGACCCCCGACTTTCAAAACAGTTTCACACATCTTCGATCTGTATTCTTTACCAGAGGTAATGATTGTCCAGTCACAACCTTCAAGCCGACTTTCGTAATTCATGAAAGGATACTTGGCACACATTGAATTAAACTCAGGATCGTCAGAAAACGGACATCCTTTTTGGGCTGGAGACCCCTTGCATGCATTTGCGCATTTTTTCTGAGTCAAATCTAAACTTCCGTCGGGTTTTAGGCATGATTCGTACTCTGGCAGTATCGAGTAAGGGTAAAACCGGTCCCAGTCCCATGGTTTAGAGTCGTCGGTCATTGGGTACATGCTGCACAGAGTCACGGTATTTCCTTCTTGGGTGTCCAAAGCAGTTTGGCACATCTCCTCGGCAGCCGAGATATCTTTGTCGGAAGGATCCACGGTATCTTCTCTGTCCTGATTGAATTTGAAGTATTTTTCAGCCCACTTAGGAACGGTGTTCTCTAAATGTGAAAAATACAGAGCACTCATATGAATATATAAATATATTTTCTACAGTTTTTCGCAAATGATTGGTTCAAAAAACTCATAGGAGCAATTTGAATTGTAAAAGAAAAAGCAAAAGACAAGATGTTGCGACACATCTAGTTGGCGAAAGCCAGACCACCCATACCGGACATCACGCGGAAGACGTTGTAATTGTCATTTTACGCATATCGACAAACAAGTATATACATAAAGCTCTAAAGCATTAAACTTTATGTATTTTAATGATTGTCGTAGCAGAAAACAGCTACTTTCCTAAAAAGCTAGACGTAGACAAAAGCATTCACACGACGATTGACAAAACTGGTGTCATATATTGTTTGTTCTTTCCCGAGAGTGGCAAGAGATACATAGGGCAGTGCGAGGACTTTTGGCATAGGATGAGTTCGTATAGGGCTGCCATAAAGTCGGGGATACTTGCTGTTCATCAAGCAAAATTATATAATGCCATTGCTTGTTACGAATACAAGTTTACGACAATTGTGATAGAATATGGCATCCCCCTTGAGAAACTTGACGAGTATGAGACAAAGTATGTAGAACTATATGACACGTTTCGCAACGGATACAATATGACGGGTGGGGGCAAGGTGCTGCGCGGTGAGGCCAACCCTATGTTTGGCAAGAAGCACAAGCAAGAAAGCAAGGAACAAATATCCAAAAGCCGGATGGGCGACCCGAGACCCAAGACAGAAGAGTGGTGCCAAGAACATAGCAAAACAATGTCTGGTGAAAATAATCCTAATTTTGGTGGAGTGACCGAGGAGCACAAGAAGATGATGTCTGTCGCGAAAATTAAGAAAAGCATTGAAAAATACGCTGATGCCGGAATTGATATTTCAGAAGAGAACATCCGCGACGTTCTCGCAAAGAACAATAATAATATGCGAAAAACAGCTCAAGACCTAGGATGCTCTGAACCACTTGTTCAGAGATTTTGCGCCAGGCACTCTATTGACGTGTCTCAAAATAAGAGCGGAGAAAACAATCCGAAGCGCATTCAGTCTATAAAGGACCACGCTCTCAAAGGAATTGACATTTCTTACGACAACATAGTGAAAGTATTCAACGACAACGACAACAATGTGGCAAAAACTGCCAAAGCCATAGGGTGTAGATGGCAGGTTATTCAGTCATTCTGCGAACGAAACAATCTTATTCAAAAGAACTCGTAAGAGGTATTTGAATTGTAAAAATTGAAGAGGTATACGAGGCAAGCAAAGAAAAAAGATATTGCGACACATCTAGTTTGCGAAGGCAAGACCACCCATTCCCGACATTACCCTGAAAACGTTGTAATTTTTTGCGTAAATGTTCAGGTTGGTCAGGGAAGTGGCGGTGTTGGCGGTCACGCTCTCGCTCTGGCCCAGGCCGTTGGCCACGTTGGCAATGACGTCGGTAGCGTTCACGCTGGCGGTCTTGTAGGTCAGGGCCAGGG